ATCGGCAGCAGGGAAGAAGATACCTGTATTGGTATCGCCTGTAGTAGTGATGGCTGGAGTTCCTACTGCACCAGCAGAGAATGTAGATACACCTGTAGCTTCTAGTGTGGTGAACTTACCAGCAGCAGCTGTTGTTCCACCGATAGCACTATTGTTGATTGTAGAACCAGTAATAGTTCCACCTGTGATCTTAGGTGCAGTCATGGTATATGTACCATCCCTAATACCATCTCCACAGTCTCGGATCTGTGCCATCATATCGCGCATAGTATCGTTTACTGCGGATGGGAGCATCCCCTCTGGCGCACCATCTGGAGGTGCTGCTGTATTACTAGAAGGGGTTAGAGAATATTTTGTATATGCCATGATTTTCCTTACTGTTGTTCTGTTTGAAACTCACCAGATAAAAGACCTCTTAGTCCTGTAACAGGTACATTATAAGTTCTTGGTTGGAGTTCTGGCATCCTTCCAAGTCGCATCATATCTGCTAGGTTTTGAATAGATGACCTGCGTACATTTTCTGCTGCCATCCTAGATCCTGCTGCACCTGTTGCTATAGGTATGCCAATAGAAGGTTCTAAAGCCATAGCACCGCCTGAGAATATGCCTGATACTGGTCCAGTTGGAGCAAATCGACCAAAGAACTTGAATAAGTTTTGGGCTGTTCCACCTTTAGCAGCATCTACAATTGCTTCTTGCTCTTGCTTAGTAAACAAGCGCATCTTTTTGTCGTTCTTGGCTAACTGTCTTAACTGTTGAGCCATAGAGTTTTCTTCACCAGATGCAGTAAATTTAGACCGATCTAATTGGGCATTACTTAGCATATCCTCAAAAATCTCTGCTTTCTTTAGTTTGCCATAAGATGTTCTTGCATCTTTCCACATTTGTAGAGATTCTTTACTGCCACCAACAATAACAGAGTCAGGTGCATTAAGAATTGTGCTATCAAACTCATCTTTAAGAATACTAGCCAATCGTCTTTCATCTGCATCAGGGCTTTTTTGTGCGCCTTGAATCATTTTTCTCAATGCTTGTAACTCTGTAAAGTCTTTTGGAGTAGAAGTATTAGTTAGTTCTTCCAAAGCAGATGCGATCTTAGGATAGGCTTTTGGAGTATATCCCTCTTGCCTTAATTCTTTGCCAATAGTATTCATTCTATTAACAAACGCATCAGATTCAAACAAAACACCTGAATCTCTAGCTTTGGTAAATAAATTTGTAGATTCTTGTGCTAATTGCTCTTGTGTCGGCACACCTTTGGCTCTGCGAGTAGCAGTTGCTCCAAATGGTGCAGCAGTTGTAATTCCTGCAATCATTCCTGCCAATGGACTGCCGGTAGCCTCAGTAACATATTGGGCTGAAGCTGCTGCTGGAGCAGATGCTGCCACCTGTGCTTTAGGTGCTTCTGCTAACCGCTTAGATACTTCTCTTGTAACAGGGCTAACTGCTTGCTGTCCTAATTTCATAAGAGCAGGCAATTGGGCTAATGTAGATGTAATGCCACCTGCACCAGCCTCAATCATTCTTTCGCCTCGGCTTTCAGGTTCGGCAAGACCCATTTGAGTCATTGCTCTACTTGTTACTTGGCTAGGCATCTGTAACTGTGGGATTTCTGTGCCAGCAACTTTATTGACACCACCAGAAATCATATTAATCAAACTGTTAAGAGCATCACCAATTGGCAAAGCCATAGAGCCTACTAACGCGCCTGCTGGACCACCTACAGCGCCACCGGCAACAGCACCAGGCACAGTTTGAACCATGCCTCTAGTAACCATTTCTGCTGTGCGAGCCGCAGTACCTTTCTGTGGTTTTTCAGAAGCAGTAGCATCATCGTATAGTTTTTTGGCTGCTTTGTTGACCTCTGTTTCAGACATAGAGTCTGGAAACTCTACTTGTCCGACTTTTGGAATGTCGATAATCATTCTACTTTTCCTGTAGCTGGATTAAATTTCTTAATAGCGCCTGGTCTTGCCATTGGAGCAATTGGAGTTACTTTGTAGAACTCAACAATATCTTTCATCTCAGGATTTTTGCCTAGAGTGTCTAGCTTTCTATTGTATTCTGTGATGCTATATTCAGCTACTCGTTTGGATGCATTAGCAATTTGTTTAATCTCTTGTGCAGTCAAGCTATCAATATCGCCTGAGAATGCTCTTTCAGCTAACTTACCTTCGCTTTCAGTAATAGCACCCTCTCCACGCATTGATTTACGACCTTGCAATGTTAATTCTGCAAAGCCACGAATTGCTTGGCGAGTATTAGCAATAGTTTCTGCTGTGTTTTTACCTGTAACACCAAGAGTTTGACCAAATTGAGCTAATCTTAATTGAGGTGTTGCTAATGGACCAGAAATAATTTTGTTTGTATCTACTGCACCAATTACTCGATCTGCTGCATCAATCTGAATGTTTGCACCTTGTGCTTGAATCTGTGCATCTTTTAGCATTGGACCAACTTGTGATGCAATGCCTTTGCCTGTATCTACATTTATATTGGTTGATGGAGTTTTTCTTGCAATAAAGTCTGTGTAAGTTCCCTTAAATCCATCTCTGACTGCAAATTCATACTCCTTTACTGAGGATGGTGCTTTATCTGTTTTAACAGTAAGTTCTGCGTATTTAGCAGGATCAACTTGAGCCAAATATTGAAGGGCTGCTGTGTTTGCTAGTGTTGGATCTACAGTTCTTGGTAGGTTTGCTTGCAAAGCAGAAACAGTCTCTGCTTGTGCCATATCTCCACCAAACTCAGGTCGCATTAACATTTCTAATTGCGATCCTTGACCTGTAGCCATAGGAATATTCTGTGGTCTTTCTGCTGCTTTTAACAGTTTTTGGTATTGTTCTTGGGCTTGTTGCTTTTTCTTTAATTCACCCAACTGCATACCAGTTAACATTTGCTTTAGATTGCGATCAAACGATTGGTTATAGCCTTCTAATCCTGCGCCCAATGCACCACCCAAAGCCTGTCCTGTGCTGATAGGCTGTCTTGTTTGTCCAGACGAACCCAGTAAAGCAATAGCAGCGTTTAGTAAGGCTGCTTGGTTAGCACCTGACTGCATCCTTTGTGTTTCGGCAGGACTAATAAACTGAGAATAGTCTGGTTGTTGTCCGAATAAAGCTGATAGATCGATTGCCATAATTTATCCTAATAAAGAATTTCTTGAGACCATTCTTGGGCTAAGTAAACTTAATAATCCTGAATAATCTATACCACCATATTGATTAGGTTGTGATCCAATCATCATCTGTGGTTGTGGCATTGGTTGTTGTTGTCTGTTTGTTAGTCCGCTTAAAGATCTTAGGGCTTGTACAGCTTGTTTAGGGGTAATGTTAAATCCAGTTGAGCCTGGTAGGATGTCAGAGCCAGATGATGTAACTATATTGCCATTAGCATCTAGGATAATATCGCCTAGTTCGCCAGGTATGATGGTTGCTTGTGGTACAGAACCACCGCCATAAAAACCGCCTGGTTGTATATCAGCATCGCCAAGCGAGACTCCCATATTGAAATCTTCGCCTGCGTTAAAGCCGCCCATGTTGAAATCTTCGCCTGTACCATACCCACCGCCACCAAATTGACTACCTAATTCAGCACCAATTTGTTGTCCTGCATAAGACTTACCGGCAGATAAGAGACCTTCTCCTATAGTTCCACCTTCTTCTATTGTGTCTATACCATCAATAAGAGGTATAGCCCATGCGTTTCCACTAGCAACGGCAGCAACTTTAGCACCGAATTTAACAGGATCATCTGCAATTTCTTGTAATTGATCTCCTACATAATCTACGGCAGAGCTAGCAGTATTTTCAACAAAATCTCCAGCAGAGCCTAAAGTATTCTCTACAAAATCTCCTACGAATCCGCCACACATAATTAATCCTTTAAGTGTTTGACTGTATTAAAGCCAACAGTTTTATAACCTAGTCTTTCATAAAACTGTTTGGTTTTATCCATGTCTACTGCTGTTGTTTGTCCTAAATGCAGATCATCCACATTCATTTCTTTAGCCCATGTTTCTAGTGATTTTACTAGTTTAAGTGCCACTCTACTACCTCGATACTCAGGTAAAACAAAGAACCCTAAATCGCTGACTCGCTTACGATTACTAAAAAAGTATTCATGCGCTAGACCAGATATAAAACCAACAATTCTGTTGTGTTCTATAGCTACAAATACAACACAATTAGGGTTCTTAACTAAATGTAAAATCTTGTGCTTCTCAGGTACTGCATAAGAAAACTCTGCCTCGGCTACCATTTTGGTAACCAATTCAAAAAACTCCTCTAAGCGATGTAGTGTAAGTTTTTCTATTATCAGAAGAATCCACCACCTAGTAGACCACCGCCTAAAGCACCTAGTCCACCACCAATTAAGCCACCATAACCACCTAAGAAACTAGATGGCAACATACTGCCTAATGCGTAGCCACCTAAACCGCCTGCAATACCGCCACCTAGTGCGCCTGCCGTTCTGTTTTGGTATGTTGGTTGTGCAGCAGGTGTTCCAAACTGACCAAGTGGTGAGCCGTAGACAGACGATAAATAGCCTGACAACTGCTCGTAAGGTAAACGCTGTTGGTAAGCAAATCGACTCATTTCCTCTTGTAGAGGTTGTGCAGCGATTGCCTCTCTTTGTGCGCCAATTTGTCCTAATGTTTGAGAAGGCAAGAACTGTTGACCATACATTTGTGGTGCTGCTTGAGCTAATGCAGCTTGTTGCAACTGAGCCTGTTGTTGTAGCTCTCTTTCCCGTTGGTACTGTGTGCCAGCGATATTGGATGTAATATCCCCTAGAGACCTTCCATACGACTCTGTAGCCGTTCCTAATGCTCTTTCCATAGCACCACTACCTAAACGACCAGACTTGCTGTAAAGGCTCGAAATGCCAGGTAATACCGATTGGCTAAATTGTTGGGTTAGTGGGCGAGTAGCAGCATCAATCATTGCCTGTTGGTAGGGGTTTGCATTTAAGAAACCACCAGCAGCCGTCTGTCCTACTTGACCTAAAGACGATTGGTAAGCCTGTTGAGCCTGTCCTAAAATTGGGGTTGCTTGTCTAGCAATATCTTCTTGGGCTTGTAAAGACTGAAGTGTTTGTTCTGATGGGCTTACATAAGTTTGACCAGGGAACATCTGTGGCTGTTGGCGCAAGAATATCTCTTGTGCTTGGCGTAATCCTTCTGTAAGGAATGGTCTAATACCAGCATCAATTTTAGATGCTTTTTCATCTACAGTTCCAGGTGTAATAGGCTCGCTTGGTAGAAAATTTATAGGATTAGTGTAATCCTCTCGTATTCTTGGAAGTTCAATTGGTCTATAGCCAGGAGGGAATTGTGGATTTTGTCTAATGTAAGTACCTGTTGTACTGTCATAAACATCTACATAATCTTTGTAGTCAATATCATTTCTAGTATTTGGGTTGGCTAGGTCATATTCTCTTTGGTTATTCCTCATACCACTTAGTCCACCAGGGAAACTTCCAGGAATTCCTGAGAATGGTGAGTTTGGAATATTTGGGTTTTGTATTCTATTTCCAAAATTATCAAGATATGTAGTTGTACCAACGCCACCAGGACCACCTGGACTTGCTATACCAACAGCCGGTGTTCCATAATTCTGGTTATAAAACTGATTGAACGCATTTGCATCACTAGCATAGCCAAATGGCTGACCAAACTGATCGTTGCCTATAACTGCTGCACGAGGACTACCCAAACCTTGTGCATTTTGTGCATCTAACTGTCTTTGGAAAGCATCTCTAGCTTCTTGATAGTTAGGAGGCAATTGTCCGTTTGCGCTAAATGATTGTGTTAAAAATGGGTTCAACATTGTTGAGTCTCCAATTGCCATAATATGTTCCTTTATCCTACGATGATATATTTATAAGTCATGCCTGATACTGAATTAGCAGGATGACTAATGGTTGCACTTCCTGCTGTTATTGCTGATATATAAGGCATTGTAAAAAGATTACTGGTATAGCCATTCGATGATAGATAACTCATGGTGGCTATGATGCTAGGTGTTGCCGGTCTAGTAGGTGAAGTATCTGTAGCAAAATGTTCAATTGTTACACCAATGTCCGATGGTCTCCAAACTAACTCTACATAATCGTTTTTCTCTAAAGCAATAAAGAAGTTTAATGATCCGATCATATGACTAGGAACGCTTGCACTTTTTCTTTGTGAGATACCAAATTTACTATTTGATGCTGCTACATTAGTACCATTTTTGCTAAACCATACATCTATAAACTCAGGATCATTAACTGTGCTTTTAAACTGCACACTAAACTGAATGTTGTAGAGTCCAGAGTAACCTGCTGTTAGTTTCGTATTACTGACTAAACTTGCGCCTAATGCGTAGTCTGTGGTGCTGAACGACATAATATTAGCTGCAGTCGTTGTTGTCGCAGTTTGGTCTGTATCGTCTTGTACGGCTAAATAAGGGTAAAACGATGCTGCTGATACATCATCTGCTGGCACTAGGATAATGACTGAATCTGCACCAATCCTAGCATCTGTTAAGGTCGTAGTGCTTGCGCCAGCCGTTGCTAAAGTAACAGAGCCAGTATTGTTCGTCTTGCCGTTCATAATGCCATTGACTACTTCGGCTACACCACGCTGATCTGCTCCGAAAGGAGGTAACACTCTATACATTATCTAGTTCCTAGAGGGTTCATTTCTACATCTAGTCCTACTGCATTTGTCCATGCACCTGTAGGTGTTAATTGTAGACGATGATACCTTCCGACACCACGCACAGATACTCTATTTTCGCTATCTGCTGCGGTCTGCGAACCAAATACTACCTGCTCGCTTAATAGTCTGCGAGAGAACAAAGAAACAGAGCCAGATCCACCATCAACAATTGGTTTTGCTAAGACGATTGCCGATGTAGTGCCAGGCATCTCTATATCGCCTGTCTCTATATACGCTGTGTTGTTTGATCCTGAGAAGGTAATAATCTTAGTATTCTTAACTCCGGCAAACTGCATCTTACCGCCAAGCCAAACTCTTTCATCAAAACTTGATTGAATCTGCTCTAGGTTACCAAATACATCCATACCTTCTAAGGTAAATGATGGTGTAGAGGATGATGCGATTCTGCTTGCATCGGTTGTACCGCTTGTCCATCTGCCTGTTTCATAATTGTAAATAAGCAATTTATCGACTGTTGCAGATGCTTGGCTTGCATAAGCCCAAACCACTAACTTTCTAAATGGGTCTATCGCTGATGACATAAGGTTTAATAAACCCTCATCGACATCATTGTAGAAAAAACGATTTACTT